AAGATCGCGTGGGTGGTAGTGATGGAATTGGGTTCGGACGGCAAGGAAGACCCCCAAAAGGTCGACGAGCTGTTCGAGCTTACAGTCAAGGACTTGGTCTATGACGATGAATTCATACAAGCTCTTGGCGAAACTCAGTCGGTCTCCTGTAGGATCGACAGATTGGCAGATCAAATGGTTGACAGCCAAACCAAATGATCATACACTAACAGTATGATGGGGATGGTCCCTACATACACAACTTAGGCAATGAAAGGCAACTAAAATGGCAACTGACAAGAAGTTCTCTGTAGCGGGTGTTAGCACCCTTAATGGCAAGACCAAGGTTCGTTTCGCGAACGACGTCATGCGTATCAAGATCCTGGACAAGAATGGACACAGCGATGTGGACCTCGTCGAGCTTCCTCATCCGATGACCAAAGGTGAGATCGCAGCTCACATGAAGAGTGTGGGTTTCGGCAGTGGCAATGCCGCTGTACAGGCCGCGATCGAGTACATCGCGAAGAAGAATCCAGCTCCAGTGGCCAAGGCCCCGAAAGCTGTGAAAGCTGCCCCCGAGAAGGTAGCAGAACTGGCTTAACCCGATTCGCTCCCGGATTAGCCAACTTGAAAAGCACTGTTGCAGCAATGCCACAGTGCTTTTTTTTCTGATCTTTTTGGTTGACAGCCCAATCCAAATTTAGTATACTAGAGTCATAGTTAGAACAAGGAGCGTGAAATGGCTATGCTGGTAATCCGTACACAGGTCTATGAGAACTACGCAGCTCACACGGGATTCACAGGTGAATTCCACTGGAAGGCCAAAGGTGGATCAGAATACAAGATCCTGGGTGTGCCTCTGAACGCAGACTATGACGAGATAGTCGCAGCAGCAGGCGTGGAGCGCGATGACGACTACTTCCGCGAGAACATCATCGATTGGTCTATCGAAGGTGATGACTACCTCAGCTGGTTTGAGAAGTCGCAGCTGGATTACGAGGGCATGATCCGCCACGCTGAACCCAGCATGGACTACGCAGAATTGGTTGACAGGGCCGCGGCTTGAGGCTATAATTGGAACATGAAACAAAGGAGCGAACATGAAGATGCGAGAGAGGCGTATCCGACAAACCCGTCATTGCCTACAAGGTTGGTTTGAATCTGCTGGCTTTTTGGCCAGACAGCTACGCTACAAAGAAAAGCGTCGGCTCCTGCGTGAGAGCTATCTACGCGGTCTACGTGGTTGACGCCAGCCTGTCCTGACAGTACAATACACACACTGTAAACAACTTAGGAGCGCAACATGATCCCAGCAAACATCCGTGATTTCATCCTCCGTGACTCAACCGTCTCAGATACAGCAGAGCTGATCGATCTGATCAAGCTGCGTCGCAACAGCCTCTCTAAGCGTACAGCAGCCAGTATCGCCCTGGGGGACAACGTCTCATTTACCAGCAGCAGAACAGGGCAGCGTGTGAGCGGGACCGTTGAGAAGGTGGCCATCAAGAATGTCATCGTGCGCACAGCACTGGGACGCTATCGTGTGCCAGCCAACATGCTGGAGGTCCAGTAATGGAAATCACAGTCAAGATCCCCGCGAAGATGGTCCGGCAGGTACAGCAAGAAGTCCAGGAGCTGACAGGCCGTAAGCCCACCGCACAGCAGCTGGAGAGATTCTTCCGCAAGGACATCCTTTGGATGTACTCTGAAGCTTTCGAGGATGGTTTGCTGGACAGTATCGAGGCACATTTTGGTTGACAGCGTGGCTAAAGGGCCGTATAATACACACATGAAAAACAGACTACTCTACACACTGTTGGCCCTGATCTGTACACTACAGGTCGTGGCTATGTTGACACTGACCTAAGGAGCACAGATGAACAATCCCCTAAAGCCACAGCCCATGTTTGACACGCCTACAACTACAGAAGGCTTACAGGATTGGCTCATGCGCCTGTCAGGCAGTGAGCGCACAGTGGCCCTGACCGCAGCAGGAATGACTTGGAACTTGGCTTCCCATTTGGTTGACACTGAGATCCAAAACGCATATAATAACGACACTGTAAACAACTGACGGGAGCAGACTATGACACAAGCAGAACTACTCAAGCAACTGGACACTCAATTGGATAGCCTAGAGCAGACTGCTCGCAGCTTATGCTTGAGCAAGGCCACGCAGGCTGAGATACGCGATCACATCTATGCTATCTACACTGCTGCTGAGAACGAGCTAGAGGGATCTGATACCAAGCTGGTCCGGAACCTGATGACCGGTGAGTGGGTCAGGATAGCACGTGACACTCCCCGTAGCTGCGATCCTAGCACAGAACTGTTCTGGAGCATGTGAGGTCAGCAGGTGGTCGGCAACAGTCGGCCACCATCAGGGGGGTGGGGGGCTAGTAGCGTATGCGTGTGTTGCAAAAATACAACAGGCAGGGGTAGCAAATCACCATCATGAAAATTCAAGTACTTCCCTATAATTTTTTACGCGGGCGATTTTTTACCCTGTAGGACCCTTTTCGGATGCCATAAAAAAAGAGCTATTAAAGCTCTTGTCGCCTACCCCAATTGACTCGTAACCATAAGCGTTCATGTATGTAATGCGCTAGGGTCATCCAAATGTTAATGATTATAGCGCCACCGATACCTGTATATGCTGCTGTGATCGCTGTAGCTACAATACGCCAGCATACAGCTCTTGCTATAGTTCTCTTGTGTGTTTCTGTCATAGTTACTCCTAGATATCACATCTAGACAGTATTTACCGTAAATATTATACCATGAGCGATCTTCGAGAAACACGTGACTATCTAGAAAAACTGCTGCTAGCAGCCAGTCCCTATCCTGATAACGAACTATTACACAGCCAATGGGCACGTGGTTTCATGACCAGCTATCTAGCACAAGTATTCCAATACGATCGCATAAGACTCAATGACTTTTATCGTCGTTTGGTCGCCGCCAAGAAACGGCATGATCGATTAGATCGCCCGCTGTAAGCGACTGTGTTAATTACTGTGAATGACTGTTGCTGCCAAGGGACGCAAGATCTTGCTTACCGTTTGATCGCTACCGCTGTGCGCTTCGCGCAGTCTTAGCAAAAAAACCGCGCCGCGCTTCGCGCTAGTTGCTCAACTCTTGATCCAGCAGTTCGCGTTCTCGTTCGCCGATTTGATCGATGATGCCCAGCTTGCGTAGATTCTTGAACACATAGTTTTCTGTGCTCCATTCGCCAGCACGAGCCAGTCCTGCTCTGCGCAGTTTGCTTAACCGTTCTCTGTACTTCTTTAGTAGCTCTCTGTCACCTGACTGTAATACCTGTAGTGCTATCATGGCAAAGTCACGAGTTTTAGCATCTATAGCAGCATCATCTAAGCTGGGGCGTGTCTTTGAGGGCTGTCGTATCCAACGACGGTTTATGATCGAATACTGTCCTTGGCTGTAGTGAGGTTCTCTGCTGTCCTGTATATAACATTCTACAGGCGATCCTTCTATGGCTAGATCATGCTCCTGCTGCCATACCTGTCGCTTGGCCTTGTACAGTTCTGCTTGAGCTTCTGTGAAAGGACCTTCCACTATGAGATGTAGATCTAGATCAGAGTGTGCTGTATATGTGTAGCCTGCGTTAGATCCCGTCAGTGTGATGTCTTTGACTGAAAAATCCACGCCCACGAACTCTTCGAAAGCACGAGCTATTTTCAGCAGCCGTTCTGCTACGTCAGTTTTGAGATAGCCGTTTTCCCACAGACGGGGATTTAGCTCGCGATGTATCTGTACTTCTGCTGCTGCGGGCGTGACTTCTCTCAACCACATGTTATACTCCGTAACGATTCTTTTTCTGTTGGGCCACTGGACTGGTCTTGTTAGTGCCGGGATTTTCCACTGATTTACCTCGGGCGATCACGCCCTTGGTATCTGTGGGTATGGTAGCGATAGCCTGATTGACCATGGCAGCTTCTAGATCTGTGTAGGGAAACATGATGTTGTATTTTTCGTACCATGAAGCTGCGTCCATGTCCACAGGGCCTCGACCCCCATCTGACATGGCCATGGCCATCATCAGTCGATTCATATGATAAGCTCGATCGTAGCCGCCCGTGTCGCGTGTCAGTTTGACAGAACCCTGGCTTTTGTCCACGAGATCCTGGGGTACACGGCCGCGTACAGCTTCAGTGATAAATTCATGTGCTCTCATGAGTATATTTATGCGAAACAGCAGTGATACTCAGCTAGCTTTTGATCCTGATAAAATTCCGCTACCAAACGATACTGTTCCAGTGTGTTTTCCACCATGACTTGGCAGGTATGACGGGGCTGCTGCTGTAGCCACTGCCAGCGATCGCCCAGGGCCTGTTCTACCCTGTCCCAGGGCACGTCTATGGTATCTGTCTGCTGTTGATACCAAGAAAACAGTTCCACACGATCATGCTTCATCTTCTGTCAGTCCGTTGATAAACTGCCTCAACTTGGTACTTTCCACTATGGCACGGCTACGGCCCACTTCTGCGCCTCGGGTGGGATCTTCTGTGACTACACCGTCCTCATCGACCACTGTGCTGCCTCGGCTCTTGATCTGCTGTATGATGCTGCCAGTTCTGGGACTGTTATCCGCAGTCTGCTGATCTTCGGGCAGGTCACTGATGCGCAGAGTGTCTATGTCAAACTCTAGATCCAGCTTCTGTCCAACACCGCTAGACGAACGAGTCTTCATCAGCTGTATCTGATAGCGTCCACGCTCACGCATGGCACGTGACGTAAAGATACCAAACACGTTATCTGCTGTCTGTATCTTGCTAAGTCCACCTGAAATATGGCTGTGATCAAACTCTACTTCTTCTACAGCACCCCGATTCAACTGTGCGGCTGTGACGAACACGCACTGCTTTTCCATGGCCAAGTTACGCAGTTCTTCACTGACAAACTTGTCCTTGATAAAGAGATCTGCGGGCGAGATCTTCTTGGAAATGGGCATGAGCAGATCCAGATAGTCTACCAGTAGCACATCCACTTTCTGGCCCATTTGTATTTCATACTCTTTTAGATAAGCACGTATGTCATTGGCAGTCTTGCCTGAGGGCATGTACTTGACTTGGAAACGCCCGGATTTCTTGCCTATGATACGCACTTTCATTTCCACGTCATCGATCTGCTTGAAGATCTCTTTGGTAGTGATGCCTGTCAGCATACTATCGATGCGCATACTGACCAATGCTTCTGAAAGTTCCAGCGTTAGATAAACCACATTCAAGCCGTTCAAGGCCCAGT